TTCTTAAGTGTCTTATTCTCCCAACCAGATTTGTAAATGTATTGGCCAGCTGTTCCTGTTCTTACTGCAATGTATTTCTTAGCAAATACGTCAGATCCACTGAATGAAAGATAGAAGTCAGTTTGGTTTACCTTAGTTACAAAGTAGATACCAGTTGAGATGCCACTATTAGTTGTATTGTCCCAATAAATCTTATCACCAGTTACATAATTGTGTGGAAGTAGACTGACACCCGCCGCAGGGTCAAAGGCAGGGTCATAAGACTGTATAGTATAAGTAAACCCACCACCAAGTAAAGGTGTGCCAAATCCGTCCACAACCTCAATAGAACTGGTCTTTACCCAGACCTTATTGTCAGTTGCAAAGATAGGATAGTTAGGTAGACCAGATGAAGATACATAAAAGAACTTTTCTTCTTTGTCAACGTAACTATTCTGAATACCAACTGTAAACTGATCAACTCCAGCAAAGTAATTTGAGTTATGAGCTGCCTTTGTAACTGTTTTTGTAATTTTAGTAGGATTGAGCGGCACAATACCACTAGTTTGAACAACAATGGTGTTTGAATAAACTTGTGCTGTGTTTGTTGCATCATACTCAATCTGTTTAACTGTAATATCAACTTCTTCACCAAAATCGTTTCTTAACTTTAAAATTTCATCAACATAGAACACACAGTTGTCAAATATACTAATTCTAAACGTATTGACGTTTACCTGACTGATTGTGGCAAGATTATGACTTGAAGGTACGTTGTATATCCAATTATTGAACTTTGGGTTATCTGCTAGATCTTTACCAAAGGAAAGTAACTTAAGACTATCACCAACTTGCATATTTGTTGATGTAGAAGTATCTGCTTCGTCAATAACGTTAACAAGTCTGAATTGTAGTAAAGATGTTTGTCCAAATCCAGCATAAGCGTATGCAAGTTTGTTCTCAAGAACATCAGCACCAAAAACTAAGGATGTTGATATACCAGTAACGTTCAAAAACTGGTTTACAGTCTTATCAGTATATCTTAGACTTAAAAAGTTAGCACCTTCTCTTGGTTTTACCAAAAGTGTACCACTTTGTCCAAATCCGACTGTAGAGTCAACAACAAGAGAGGTTGCGTCTGCTGGAGTGATCTCAAGTGCTTTTGTTTTTCCAGGCACTTGAAAAGATCCGTCAAATGATGTTGAGTCAAGTGATATTTCGTAAAAATCAACTTGATTGATTGGTCTATACTCTACATTGTAAATTGAAGCACTCGCAGTTCCAATTCCAGAGATATCTTGATATAAGAAGTTACCAATAGTCTCTAATGGTTGTCCACCAAATAGATTTTCAACAAGAACGTGTTTAGTTTTGAAATATACATTACCTGATGTGACTAATGTTCTGTCAATAGGTTTTATAAGTTCAATTTCTTGACCATACAAAAGTTTGAATAGAATTTTATATGAAGCATCGGTTCCCTTTGCCATATAGAAGTCTTTTGCTCTAGTGAGCACATTAGTAATTGATGTGCCAGGTGTAAAACTTCTATTTTCAAAGCCAGGTAAAAATTCTGTCTTAAATTTAGTAAAAAATTCTTGTAAGAAGAGATTACTTAAGTTTGTTACTGTTGAACCACTCGTATGAACATCGGCCCTAGTCTGAGCAAAGTTTGCAAACTCGGCAGCATCTTCTTTTGATAATTGATCTATTCCACTGAATCCTCTAGCGCAGCCAAGGAACTGTGTTGATGATTTTCCAGTATATGTAATTACTTCATTGTCAATTTTTAACAAACCATAAGTATCAGGCCATCCATCTGTAGATGCCACTGTTAAAGTTGTATCACCAGCATAACATGATACACTTAAAGTTGTAGAAGCTATAAGTGTCTCATCATTGAACGCACCAATCTTTTGATACTCTGCTAGATTACTAGCCAAGTCGGTCATACCAGACTGGTGTTCTTGTGATTCGTAATATTGGGTTAAAAAACTCTTGAATAGAGGAGATTCCTGATTTAAGAACTCAGGAATTTGAGATTCTATTAAATGAGAGATTTTTACTCTTTTAATATCCGTCATTTATCTGGTATAGATTGTTTCGCTAGCGTAACTAGAAGTTTTAACGTATGCAGTAGCAGAAGTATTCTCTCCAGAAGATATAACGTCTGGTAAGGCGTTTACTGTACTATTAGGAACGTTCAATTGTAAATACAAATCTTTTAACGCAACAACATCATTGGAGTCGGGTATTGCTTCAACTTCAATGACTCCACTTGCAAGTGAAGCTCCTGTTATATTTACCACATCCAAATTAATCTCTCCGTGAACATAGTCCACAGTACCAGCATCGTTCTTAACGATTAATGGGAGATTATTTACAAGTTTAAAGAATACTAGTTTTCCAACAGTCGTCCCAGCAGTGGGAATGTCACCCAAATACAAAGTTCCGTCAATACCACTGACTGTAAATCCTGTGGAACGTATGCCATATCCATTTGGTTGATCATAAAATCCATTTCCGTAGCAAAGTTCATAAGTTGCAAAAGTATTCAACTCAGGGAGTATATCTCTTCTCATTTTAACTTTAGTAATGTTGGATGTGATTCCTCTAGCAGAGTCATCTATCAATCCAATAACTTTACTATACTTAAATCTACCACCAAATGAGTTTATGTCTGATGAGTTAGAATAAGTCGTTAACGTCTTAGTTACAGATGTAAGTAAAGATGATACTTCCGACGTTGCGTTTGTATTGTAGTAAACTGTAGTGTCAACTTCGACATAAAGATATTTAAGATCAATAATCTCTGGTTTGATGCCAGCAATCGAGTATTGTTTAAGTTGTCTTGAAATATCATCCTTTGTAATCTGTGAAAGGAAAGAACCATCTTTCGGTTTGATGGAAATGAACACTTTACCATACTCAGGCGGTTCTAATTCTTCTCCTCCGTAGGCAGTCACAGAATCGACGTTAGGGTAAACGAAGGGAATTATACCTGTGTAGTCATTTGCGGTTACGGCACGGTATTGTGACGAGTATATACGAGGTGCTAGATATTTTATCGTACTTACATCTTCAATATTGTCTCCATTTTCTGATTTTTGAGCTGTTCTCAATACAGACATGCCAGAAGTGATAGTTACATCAGTATCATCTCTTAAAATACCAACAAATGAGAAATTTCTAGCTCCATTTCCTAATTTTCCGTTAGTTACAATATAGGATACGTTAATAATTGCTCCAGCTGGCGGTTTTTTACCAATAATTCCGTCTCCAAACAAGATTTCATATTTTTCATCTTCAATTTCTTGAATTAGGAACAATTTAGAGGTCGAATCGACTTGTAATATGTTATTGTAGAGCGAATATATCTCATTTGTTGTTGATTGGACGGTAACACGAATAGAAGTAGCATCAATATTCGCATTTGGGAGTATAAATCTTTGATTTGGTTGAGAATTATCAATTTGAAATGTTTTTTCGAGATATATTCCTTCATAAATTTTTAAATTATCAAAAGCTGCAATATTATTGACACCAGTTGTCGCCACAAAGTCGTCTGGAATGGAAAAAATGTAATTACTTCCCTGTTGAATACCTAATGCAACTTGTCCAGCTTTCAAAGTTACGATTTTTGTGTCATTTGTTCCTAAGTCTACACTAAAATTTACTACAGCTTGTGCAGATCTAGCTGATCTAGGTACATAACCAATATTTCTAGCAAGTGAAACTACATTTTCACGCAAAGTCGCACTGTCGAGGAAGCACTCGTTAACTGCCATGTTAGTATTGTAAGCAGTTATGTAAGAGTTATACGCTAAAAGGTCGATCAGGGTCGAAAAGTTTGATCCTTCAAAGTCAAAATCAGCGAAATCACTGTTTACACGAAGGTAATCTTTAATTTGTGCCCTAAGAGTTTGGAAATCTAGGTTTGTAAACTGGTTAAATGACATTATATCCTAGTTGATTGAAGAATAAATTCTATATTTTGTCTTGGAGTGTCTAATCCAACAATATTATATGCGATTTGCACCGTTAGTTCATTAGTATCTAACGGATATACAACTTTAATACCTACTTTAGCAATTCTTGGTTCAAAGTTTTCAAGTAAAAGTCGTATGTCATCCTCTAAAACTTGAGCATTATCGGGATCTGCCTGTTCAAAGAGGGAATCTTCGACAGCACTACCTAATAAAGACTCAAAAAATCGTTCACCTATCCGTGTTCTTACTAAATTTGTCACAGCTCTCTTAATGGCATTCTCATTCGTGAACACTCCGATGTCATCCGTTACAGGATGTCGAGTAAATGTCAGACTTATATCCTTAAAAGCTTGACTTGAAATGTCACGTTGATCTATTTTGGCCATTATTCTTCAAGAAGTTTCTTCTTTTTCTTGTCATTTAGATGATCTCCTACGACTTCTCGCAAAATATCATCAGCTATCTCTTCCTCTGGTCGAGGATTGAGGTAAGAACTCTCGCTATTTTTAGGTTTTATGTAAAAATCTTCGTAAGATTTCTCCCAATCTTCCATATTCATGACTATTACGCTGTTCAAATTCTATTTAGACACAAAAAAAGACCCTTTTAGGGGTCTTTGAAAGTTTTTTAGAGTATTCTTAACCAGCAGCGAGTGGAGATTGCTTATCATTTGTGTTTGCAGCAGCTTTTTTTCTTGCCTGAGCACTCACATCATACTGTCCAACTAAACTTCCACTAGCGAATCCCTGACTTTCGACGTTATGGGGTGCTAATTTTGGATCTGAGTCTGCCATCTTTAACCTTTTTCTTTTTATTTATCTATTTGAGCTCTTAATCTGTTAGGAGAAATACCTTCTTCAAGGTAAAACTGCAATCTGATGTCTGCTTGTTCCTTTGTAAGACCTACATCTTGCTTAGGATCGTTGACACACCACCCTGATGTGCCTAATTCTACGACTTTGTACTTGACATCCATTATATTATCCTCGTTTTCTCATGACCAACACGGATTTTAGGATCAATCCAGATTTCCATTCCCGCTTCTTTAGCGTCTAAACAGAAAGATACGTCTTCTCCACACATATCTTGAACATCTCCTGACTCAAAGACTTGCATTTTAGGAGCAAACCAAGGATACTTCATCTCTTTATGTTCAAATACACCGTTCTTGACGAGTAACCAACCGAAACCAGTGTAGTCAACTGTAAATGGTTTGCGTCTACGAGAGATTGACTCGATAGTTTCGTGATTCATCACTCCACCATTCTTAGCAAAGTCGTCTTCTTCTAGCCAATGTGCAACAGATGTTGTTTTGCCATCTTCTGTACAATACCAACCTCCAGCAATGTCCTTCTGCATCCATACTAAACGATAAAACTTTTCTGTATCGAATACGATGTCTGAGTCTATCCATAACTGCCAGTCATATTTTAGTTTTCCATCCCAAGGTATTTGATCTGGGCCTCTTAATACGTTTGCACCAAGGCATTTGCATCTTGCAAAGTTAACCATTGATGAATAATCTTGTGAGATCTGAATACTCGATCCATTCTGCACGAGGTCAAAGCATAGTTGAACGAAGTTCTTTAAAAAGATATAAGATACTCCTCTACCTGGCAGACAGAAAACTATTGCTTTACCTTTGGCTAATGCCTTTGCCTCTTCTAAGTTAAAGTCATCTTCGACTTTCTTAGTTTTGGGGGCATTTGCCTTTACTGTAAATCCTTTTGCCATAACATGTTGTAATTACATT